TCTTATGAGTTTCTGCCCGGTAAGGAGGTGCAGATACCAGAGATTGTTGCAAAGCATATATTTGGCTATGGCGATGACAATAAAGAGCCGTATTTTGTAAGACTAGGATGGATGAAGATGTCTAGTGACTTTCCTGCCGCAAAAGACAGGATGAATCAGTTTTCGTTTTCATCTACCTCGACCAAAACCGTCCACTTGTCAGCCCCGGTGGTGGAACGAGTAGCCGCGCCCATGCCTAAAGCACGGGTTGCGGCGAAAGTTGCAGCACTATCAAGCAATGAGTAGATATGGCAACCACTCTATCGGGCTACATCACAGAAACCCGGCGATTGTTGCATGATGTTAATGCAAACTTTTGGACAAATGCCGAGCTAACTGACTACATCAACGATGGTCGTGGACACCTAGTGCAAGACACAGGGTGTAATCGCGTTCTTCAGAACCACACGATTACCACCGGCACCGAAGTCATAGACTTTTCTGCTCTGCCAGAAGGCATAAGAACCCTAGATGTACTAAACGTAATCCTCTACTGGGGGAATACCCGTATACCGCTGTACTACCTGCCGTGGACTGACTTCAATGCTCAGTTGCGCTACTGGCAGACCTATACCGGCAGGCCCATTGGTTTCTCCATGTACGGGCCAAAGAAGATTTATATCTCTCCCACGGCAGATCAAAACTATGCCTGCGAGATTGATACGGTTGTTGAGGCTGAAGATCTGACTGATTCCAGTCCTGTAGAGACGCTTCCCTCTCCTTTTACCGAGGCAGTGCCGTTCTATGCGGCTTACCTAGCCAAGTATCAGGAGCAGTCCTACGGGGAGGCAGAGATATTCAATCAGGAATACAAGAAGCACGTTCTTCAGGCACTAAATACTTCATTTACGCGCAGACTACCGACACCTTACATAGCGGGGTACTGACATGGCTGCGGTAGAGCAGAAGAAAAGTTATGCCGTAGTCAAAGACTTCAAGGGTGTAAACACCAAGAACTCCCGTACCGTGATCGGAGACGGAGAGTTTGGCTGGCTAGAGAACGCCATGCCTATCGGTTTTGGCAACCTTAAGACCGTTCCAGCCAACGAACAGCTTGCAAACGTCACTTGGACGGCAAATACAGCCTTTCTAGGCTCAGTAAACATCAACAACAACGAGTATGTACTGTCGTTTAACGACAATGGCAGTGCTAACTACGTCAACATTACGACTGGTTCCACGGGAAACATAGCTAATGCAGGCACGTTTTCCAACTCAGGCGTAGCAATTACGCAGTGGAAGAACGAACGTGCGCTGATTATTGACCCAAACAACGGCTATAAGACTTGGGATGGCGTAAATCTCCACGATATAGGGGCGGTCAACAGCATTACGGTCAATGATGGCGGCTCTGGCTACCTAGCATCCAACACTACCGTCACTTTTAGCGCCCCAAGCCAAGCAAATGGCGTTACAGCTACCGGCGAGGTAGTGCTAATTGGCAACGTAGTCTCAGAAATTATCCTTACCGAGGCGGGAATAGGCTATACCTCGGCCCCTGGCATCACAATCTCTGGTGCTGGCTCCAATGCCAATGCGACCTGCACGATCCTAGACCAGAATGGCATCGACATAGCCACGTTCTCAGGCAGAGCCTGGATTGCTAGTGATCGAACAGTGTTCTATACGGCAGCAGACACCTACAACGATTTCTATAGCATCTCTTCTGGCTTTTTGACCATCTCAGATTCTACGTTGCGAACAAACATCTTTCGCATTTTGGCGGCTAACAACTTCCTCTACGTCTTTGGTGAGGACTCCATTAACGTTTTCTCAGATGTGCGGGTGGATTCCAACACGGGTGAAACGCTGTTTACCAATACCAACGTCTCTGCCTCTGTTGGCTCTAATCTAAAACACGCTATCTTCCCGTACTTTCGTTCAGTCCTTTTTATGAACGACTACGGTGTGTACGCACTAGTGGGTGCCACGACTACCAAGATCAGTGATCCGCTAGACGGTGTGTTTCCGCTTATAGACTTCAATAGCCCGATTAGCGGTGGTCAGTGCCTTATCAACAACATCTTGTGCGCGGTCTACAACTTCCGCTACAACGACAATGGCACCTTCCGCTGGATACAGGCGGCGTTTTTTGAGCGTAAGTGGTTCTTTACCAATCAACTTCCTGACTGCTACTTTGTTGTACCCTCAGTAAGTGATGGATTCTTGAACCTATACGGCTCTACTGGCACTGATCTGTACCAGTTCTATGAGGATGAAGAAACTGGAGTGGGTGTAGAGATACAGACGGCTCTCTTGCCTATGGGCGATCCTATTCGGGACAAACAGGCGCTAAAGATTGGTATTGAAGCAACTCTAGGAAACTTGCCAATTATCCTAGAAGCTTTTGTAGACTCTGAGTCAAACCAGTCTCCACCAATTACATTTCTAAATACGGCAGTCTGGGTCAATAACGTAGGAAACACCGTAAATTGGTTGAACAACAGCAGCCAAATTATTTCTTGGTTGGCAAGTCTTTCGTCTGGCGCGGGTTACTATCTATACAAATCTGACGCAAAAATGTACGGAAAGTACCTAGGAATGACGGTGACAGCCACTGCTACCCCATTTACAATAAATGGGTTCCAATACGAACATGAACTAAGAGCGAGGTTCTAAGATGGCACTTCCTATCACTATCCCTAATACGTTTGCCAATGCTACGGCATCGATACCGCTGGCAAACCTAGACGCAAACTTTGTAACTGTGACCAATGCAATCAACGGCATTGGAAACGGCTCAGAAGCCCTTGCGAACGTAAACATCACGGGCGGCTCAATAGTCAATGTAACGGGGATTGCCAATGCTCAAGTCAACATTATTGCTGGCACAGGTCTTACAGGCGGTGGGAATCTTACTGCCAACGTAAGCCTAGCAATTGCCAACACAGCAGTTAGCCCAGGAACTTTTGGCGGTGGCACCAATGCGGCACAGGTGACAGTAGATCAACAAGGGCGAATTACTTCCGCAGCAAACGTAGCGATACCGCAAGGAACCGTTACAAACGTAGCAACAGGAACTGGTCTTACAGGTGGCCCAGTCACAAGCACTGGCACAATCTCGCTTGCAAACACGGCGGTAAATCCAAATACCTACGGCAATGCAACAAATGTTCCGCAAATAACGGTTGATGCTCAAGGCCGAATTACCTCTGCAAGCAATGTGGCAATCTCAACGTCTTCTGGAACTGTCACAAACGTAGCTACCGGCACGGGGTTGACTGGTGGCCCAATTACTTCTACCGGCACCGTTTCTATTGCCAACACGACTGTTGCGGCAGGAACCTATGGCAATGCTAATACGGTTTCTGTCTTTACCGTCAATGCCCAAGGGCAACTTACTTCTGCAAGCAACACGGCAATAGCGATTGGTACGGCGCAAGTGACTGGTTTAGGAACCATTGCTACCCAATCGGCAAGCAATGTGGCGATTACGGGCGGCAGTTTTTCTAACGTAATTGCGAACAATACCAATCGTGAACTTGTAACGATTAACGCTAATGGCGCAGCAAATACCATCAATTACGATGTAAAGACTCAACAAGTATTGCTCTACACGGGCAATGCCACAGCCAATGTGACCATCAACATTCGTGGGGATGGAAGTACAACGCTAAACGACACTATGGCTAACAACCAGTCTTTGACTGTAGCCTTTGCCATGACTAACAACGCAACGGCTAGGTATGTGTCATTGACTCAGATTGATGGCAGCAACGTAACTCCTAAGTGGCAGGGAGGCGCACCTACGAGTGGCACCGCCAACTCTACAGAAGTTTATGTATACAACGTGATTAAGACTGGCACAAGCACTTATACCGTCTTGGCTTCTAAGACTGCATTTACATAAGGAAGCACAATGCCTATTTTATCTTCCATAGCCTTTGCCACAGCCAAAGCATACGGCTTTGGATTGTTCCAAGCTGGCGGTGTTTTCACCGTCGTCCAAACGTTTACCGCATCTGGAACCTGGACTTGCCCTACTGGTGTGACTGAAGTCGAATACTTGGTTGTTGCTGGGGGTGGGGCTGCTCCAACTCAAAATACAACTGCTGGGTCT